GTTTCCACTGTCAAGTTCGTTTGCATCGAAAACTTCATCAAAGTCAGTCTTCTCAAGGATCTTGTTTTTAATCTCAAGTTGTTTCTTTTCTTGAGAAATTCTTCTCAGGAAGGCATAATAAATGATTTGAGTAAAATATGCAAATGGATTCTTTGACTTCTCTGGATTAAAGTTATGAATATATCTTACACAGTTTTCAATACCATCACAAATCATGTCATCTTTGAACATGTAGTTGACAAAGTTTGGTTTGTATGACAAGTGATTTGCGATCTTCAGAAAACACTCACCAATGTAACGAGGAATTTCTGGTTTTGGTTGATCATTGAGTTTTGCTTTCTCCACTCGTGCAAAGTAGTTCTCAAGAGCGTTCAGAAACTCCTTGTTATTTACATAGTGTTCTGCATTTCTGGGTTTAGGCATAATTATTGTTTTTGTTATTTTTATTATACCAGGATTATCAAGTGTTGACAAGGTCCTAAAAGCCCGATAGAATAGGCTTGTCCCAGAAGATAATTATACTATAGGTTCTATTAAGAAGACTTGTATAACTTCTCCAAGACTTCTTTTGTATCTCTTACATTTCCTAAGTAACCCATTTTTCTATCAAGTTTTTGGAAGTTGGATTGATTAGACTTTCTACAATAGTCTTGATAGTTCACAATCATTTCAATGTTCTCAGACTCAGACATTGTTAATACATCTTCAAGATTAATAATAAAGAGATCTTCATTAGAAGTTTTCAACCAAGGTTCAAACTTGTATCCAGTAATATTTCCTCTAGTTTTAATTGGTTGAATACAGATTGGATTAGAAACCAATAACATGGTTCTGTCTTCTTCTTCTGATGCTGCTACTCTACAAAAAATCTCATCACCACATTTGAGTTTGATTGTGGCATAAAAATCTTCTTCAATCATACAATCTCCTTTTTCTAGTCTTTTATATCAATAGTGAATATGTCGTAATTAAACTGTTCCGAAACATAAATTTTTACACGTTCTATGAAATGATTCAGTGTGTAATTTTTTCTTGAACCAATAGTAAAATCATCTGCAATATCATAAAGTTTTGCACTAACCTTATCTTTGCCTTTACGAAGGACTCTACCAATACTTTGTAAATTTCTTACTCTTGATTTTGATGGAGAGGCAAATACTACGTTATGAAGGTTTTTAATATTAATACCAGTACTAAATGTTCCGTAAGATGCAACAATGATAGCGTCTTTTTCCTTTTCGGTAATTTCTCTTACCTGTTCTCTATCTTCAGCATCCACACCACCATGGATAAAAAATACTTTTCTATCTTCACTTACCTTTTTATTTATTAAGTCAAATAGAATGGCTCCATGAGATTCTACTCGGGAATACAACACCAAACTATTACCATCTAAATCCCTTACCAAATTTGATATGAAATTATTTCTTTTTTCATGTGAAATAAGATGTTGTATTTCATCCTCATAAGTATCAAATTTTTTGGGTTTGTATTTTAGAACAAGACATTGAATATCGAGAGATGCTAAATGTCCTTCATCTTGAAGTTTCTTGGTTTGGGTAACTTTATACGATGGTCCAAACAGTCCCTCTAAGACCCACTTATGGGTCTGTGAGCCGTCTAAAGTACCTGTGAACCCATACCTATACTTAGCATGGTGTAATTTATCCATGATACTGATTAGAGACTTACTCTTAAAAAGGTGCGCCTCGTCACCGATCACTACGTCATATCCCTCAAAGAATTTACGTTCCAATTGGTAGACAGACTGCCAAGTGGTAATAGTGACCTCGTTTGTATTAACTCTCTCACGTCCTGCGTAGATTCTGTGACAATGATTCTCCACATCCCAACTATAACTCTCGAAGTCTTTATACATCTGTTCTACAAGAGATGTAGTAGGAACTACCAAAAGAATTTTGTTACCACGTGCTACATGATATCTGACCACAGAGTAAATCATGAATGACTTACCTGAACCAGTTGGACTAATGAGTAGTTTTCTGTTATACCTTAACGCTTCGTAGACACCTTCTACCTGATAGTCTCTTGGTTTGATACCAGGAGAGATACTCTCCATAAAATCTTTTGTCCCACCCTGACTAACGAAATCATTGACTTCAAATGGTGGTCCGTAAAATTTATTGTTTAGGAACTTATATGTATATCCAGCATTTTCACAAAACGCAATAATTTTATCTAGAAGACCGACATAGATTCTCTTGGTCTTCATATTAAAAAGGTGAACAAATCCATCCCAGTACTTACTTCGATACTGGGGCATGAATTTTTTATTTTCCACTTCAAAGGTGAACCTATCTCTTAGTTCATACTCAATGTGTGGTTCTGTTGTAATTTTTAGGTAAACTTCATTTACCTTTTCTATAATCAAATCAGCCATACATATAGGTTCTCACCTACATGTATTTATTATCCCAATCCTGAAGCAAATCTTTGGAAATCAATACTATTCTTTATTTGAAATCCTCTGTTATGTATCATCTTGAGGATATCCTCTAGGTAGTCTAACATAACAGAATAATATTCAATCTTCAACGAAATTCCTGAGAGTCTTTCATCTGCATCCAAATATTTCTGCATAGTGTCTTTATCTCGGATCTTTTTGGGAAACGGATCTTTGATATAAACATCGGGGTCAGCTTTACCTGAATAATATTCATACCTTTCGTGTCTGGTATTCTTCTTTTGTTGTTCTGCCTTTTTCCTCAATAACATGAGGTTATTATAGATATCATAATATTTGGAATGCAGAACAGGAATGTTCAACGATTCGGTATGAAGGTTGTCAATGTCAATCTTTGAATCCTTTTCCCACATCTGTTGGATGGTAGGAAGGTCAATCATTAGCAACACTCAATGTCAGTTATATTGTAAACACTATACTTGAAACTGACCTCTGCTGTCAAGTACTCAACATCAGTACCTGTTGCATCAAACTGAACGTCTGATAGAGACGTGGGGAAGAGATCTTTAAATTTTACATTAAATGTTGGTCTATTGATCCCATTAAGAATTTGAAGAGTACCATCTGAATAGAGATTATCAATGGCACCTTCATTGATTGGTCCTGCCTTTTGCCAATCATAAATCTCATCAAGACTTTCAGGGAAACCAATACCTCTTAACCAGTTTTGAATTTCAGTATAGTTTTCCAGTCCTTGATCAATTAAAAATCTGATTCTTAAATCATTGAAATCTAATTGAGTACCAGGTCTAGGAATACTTCTCAGGTAATTTGGTTGAGTTGCAACACCCAATACCATACCAGGAATGTTGATTGCGTTACCATAGAAACCTACCTTAGGTGCTCTATTGATAATGAATTTAAATCCTGTAGCTTGTAGAAAATTTCTATCAGTAACTTGAGAAGTTAATGGTTGAGCCATATTACTGTTAAATATCACACCAGATTGGTGTTACATATTATTTATTAGTTACAAACCAATTTCATTCCACTTTTTTGGATAACCAATTCCACTTCTTGCTTTTCTTACACTCTTCCAATAAAATAAAATACCAGTTAATCTCCATACCCAAGCACGAATTGTGTCATCTCTGACATACTCTTCCTTTTCTTTATGTGATGGAGGACCAGAAGGTGATGGGACAGGTTCGATACCTCTTAACCAATAGACTGCATGAGCAATTCTCATCGACCTTTTCATATGAAAGTCAGTTGTCACTACAAATACTCTTTCTGCTCTGAACTCTCTCCTTACTCTTTTTAAAGTGGCAGTGAAGTTAGTTACAGTATCCCAAGCCATAGTATCAATAAAGACTCTATCGGGATCAATACCTCTTTCAGTGTAGTATTTTAAAACATCACCACCTTCACTTGATACTAAAATAGGAGTATCAGGATATAGATTAGCAAGTTCTATACATTTATCGGCTCTTCGAGTATCACCACCCAAATGTAAAATCAGCTTTCTCACAATAATCAACCTTCAAGTGCGCTGACTCTTGTAAGTAAATCAGCATTTTGGGTTTCGAGGGTTTCGATACGCTCCATGGCTTCCTGCAGTGCAACCAATGCCTTTTTTACAAGAATTGAAGATTTAACAGCCTTGGTAGTAGTACCAAGATCGTTGCCATCTTCATCTTGATCAGGTGTTTCGTAGACAAGACCAGGTGAAACAAGTTCAAGTTCTTGAGCAATGACACCGAGTTGTGTATGAGTTTCGTGCCCAGTTTCTTCTTTGAAGTTAAATTTACGGAATCGAACTGCCTTGTAATCGTCCCACTGAGATTCAGCGTCAACAATGTTTTCTTTTAGCTTGATATCGGAAAGTACGCCGTAGGAGTCGTTGG